ATGGCAAGACCAAGAATTCCTCTTTCTGAAAAAATAGAAAGAAACATAACCCGAATACCAGAATCTGGTTGCTGGATATGGATGTCTACAGTTGAAAAAAGTGGATATGGCAGAGTTTGTTCTGGCAAAAAACCTTTTTATGCACATAGAGTGTCATACGAACAAAAGCATGGACCTATACCTAGTGGAATGATGGCTTTACATCATTGCGATGTAAGGTGTTGTGTAAATCCAGATCACATTTTTGTAGGAACACAACAAGATAATATGACCGACAAAGTGCTTAAAAACAGACAAGCAAAAGGTATGAATCATGGGAATGCAAAATTAACAGAAGATCAAGTGCGTGAAATTAAATCTAGCTCTGAAACATCTATAAAGTTATCAGCCAAATTTAATTATTCCGCATCAATGATTCGTGCCATTAAAAATGGTTACATATGGAAACATCTGGAAGAAGTATGAAATACATTGCAGTCTGCACCCCAGCGCGGGATATGGTACATACGCAGTACACCTACTGTATGGTTAACGCTGTTGCGTATCACACGCTCAACACCACTGATGCCGTCAGTCTCAAGATTTTGCAAGGCACACTGATTCAGAATCAGCGTGCTGATTTGTGTCTGGACGCGATGCGCGAGGGTTGCAGCCATATCCTGTTCATTGACTCGGACATGACTTTCCCGCAGGACATGATTGGCCGGTTGCTGGCGCATGATGTGGACATTGTGGCGGCCAACTGCGCCAGACGCAGAATGCCCACAGGTCCAACCGCACAGAATTACGATGAGAACGGCAAGCGCAAACCAGTGTTTTCGCTGCCTGAATCCACTGGTTTGGAGGAAGTCGGCTCTGTTGGCACTGGCGTGATGCTAATCAAGCGCGAAGTGTTTCAGGGAATGACTGAGCCATGGTTTGATATGCCATGGCAGTACGACAACCGTGGCTACATGGGCGAGGATGTGTTCTTTTGCAAGAAGGCTCAAGAACTTGGGTTCAAGGTGTATATTGACCATGATGTATCCAAGGAAATCGGACACATTGGCACTTTTGAATTCCGACATGAACACACTTGGATTGTCAAAGAACAGATGGAAAAAGAGGCAGTCTGATGGCTCTCACAACTTACACCGAACTCAAATCATCTCTGGCCGATTGGCTCAATCGGTCTGATCTGACCTCAGTGATTCCTGACTTCATCAGTCTGGCCGAGGCACAGATGGAGAGACAACTCCGCACAAGGCAGATGATTGTGCGTGCCACTGCATCGTTTGCGGCTGGCGCTGAGTACGGCACAGTGCCAGATGACTTCTTGGAGGCTAAGGCCGTCAAGCTCGACACCAATCCGGTGACATCTCTGACATTCCAGACCATTGACGCGCTTGATCAGTTGTCAAACACTACCTATTTGTCCAGCGGAAAGCCCCTGTATTTCACCGTGGTGGGAAACCAATTCCGACTGTTGCCAATTCCTGATGGTGCGTACACCGCTGACTTGGTTTACTACGCCAAATTGACAAAGTTGTCATCGACTGTTGCCACCAACTGGTTGCTGACACAAGCGCCTGATGTGTATCTGTACGGTTCACTTTTGCAGGCCGCGCCTTACTTGCAAGATGATGCGAGAATCTCAGTGTGGTCATCGCTATATCTCGCTGGCTTGGAACAGTTGCAGATTGCAGATGATCGCGGCTCAACCAGTGGAGGCGCTCTCATGGCGCGTGCGAGGACATTCGGATGATGATTACCACCACCAAAGGCGAGATGGACGAGTCACTGTTGCACAAGTCTGAGGGATCGACTGAGAACGACAGAGAGATCATTTCGTGGGTTGAATATCGTTTGGATGACGAACTGGTACACAGATCAGTCCATGTTGTGTTGAAACAAAGTGTCGCAGCCGATGGCGTTGCGGCTGCAATAGGATAAGGATTAAGTCATGGCCAATACTCAGGCGATGTGTACAAGTTTCAAAGGTGAGTTGCTGACCGGCACTCACAATTTCGGCACTGGCGTTGTCCGCGCCTCAACTGCCGCCGATACTTTTAAGGCGGCTCTGTACTTAGCCAGCGCCACCATTGATGCCTCTACCACCGCATACACGGCCACTGGCGAGGTGTCTGGCACTAATTACAGCGCAGGCGGTGTCACAGTGACATTTGGCACTGCGCCAAGCACCAGCGGAACGACAGCATTCGTCACGCCAAGCGCCAGTATCACCTACTCTGCGGTGACTTTATCCACAGCCTTTGATTGCGTGTTGATCTACAACTCAAGCCAATCAAATAAAGCTGTCAGCGTCCACACATTTGGCAGTCAGACCGTGACTGCTGGAACATTCACGCTGACCATGCCTGTCAACGATGCCAGCACCGGTTTGATCCGGTTGGCTTAACCAAGGGGCAGCGGCATGGCTGCTTATGGTTCAGGAAGATATGGGTATGGTGCATACGGCTTTGGGGAGGCTGGCGCAGCACTAACAGGTAATGCGTCAACTGGTGCAGTTGGCACGCTACTAGCCAGCCGATCAATTCAAGAAGATGGCACGATTGCCACCGGAAATGTAGGCACAGTCGGCATCAACAGAACTGTTGCCATTACTGGCAATTCAGCCACTGGCGCTGTTGGATCAGTCTTAGCGGCATCAAGCAAGGCAGTTACAGGCAATGCGTCAACCTTATCGGTTGGCAGCGTCACTCAGTCTGTTGCAATTGCTGAAGACGGTAATTCATCAGCCCTATTTATTGGGGCAGTTGGCGCAGCAATATCGAAAGCGATTACAGGAGTAGTTGCTACTGGTCAAGTTGATACTGTATCTGCTGAAGTTATATCGTTCCAAGATATAACAGGTGTTGCAGGTACAGAGGCTCTAGGAACAGCTATTGCCACTATTGAGGTGGCAATAACTAGCGTTGAACTCTTTGGCTCTGTCGGCACGCTGATCGGCTTTGGGTGGGGGGCTATACCTGATACATCAGAATCATGGACCGCACAGTCAGATAATTCGGAAAGCTGGACACCAGTGGCTGATTCCTCGGAATCGTGGACACCAGTTTCAGACACCTCAGAAAACTGGTCTGATTTAGCAGACAATTCAATCACTTGGCAAGAAGCCGCGTAAGGGGATTAAAGAATGGCAGATACCACCACCACAAACCTATTGCTGACAAAGCCAGAAGTAGGTGCGAGTACCGATACCTGGGGTACAAAAGTCAACACTGACTTAGATACCATTGACGCATTATTTGCTGCTGCTGGTAATGGCACATCAGTTGGATTGAATGTTGGGACAGGTAAAACCTTGTCGGTGGCTGGAACACTTACAGCGACAGGGACTATCTCTTTAACATCTCCAAAAATTGTTACTCAAATAAGTGACACTAATGGCAATGAATTGTTGAAAGTCACGGCAACAGCGTCAGCGGTCAATGAATTAACTCTTGCAAATGCGGCAGCAGGAAGCAATCCTGTTTTATCTGCAACTGGCGGCGATACGAATATTGGCATTACGCTGACTCCAAAAGGAACAGGCGGTGTTGCTTTTTCCGCTGGCGCAGTAGGCACACCAAGTATCACCACAACAGGCGACACTAATACAGGTATCTTCTTTTCAGCCGCAGATACGATAGATTTTACTGAAGGAGGTGTTGCTACTGGTCAGTTTGACTCTAGTGGAAACTTCAAATTCAACTCAGGCTACGGCTCTGTTGCTACTGCTTATGGTTGTCGTGCTTGGGTAAACTTCAACGGCACAGGTACTGTGGCGATTCGTGCAAGCGGGAATGTGACAAGTATTACTGATCACAGTACAGGAAACTACACAGTAAACTTTACAACGGCAATGCCTGATGCAAATTATTGTGTAACAGGTACTGCAAGCAGAGCTACATTAGCCGCCCCAAGAATTGTTGCTGGTTCAACAACAGTTCCTGCCGCTGGGTCTATAAGAATTCAATCAGGTGACGATGGTGGAACTGCGGCTGATTGTGAATTTGTAAATATTGCCATCTTCAGATAAAGGACAGCCATGAACTCAAGAATTATTTTCCCAACAGACGATGGTGTTGCCATCATTGTCCCAGCACCAGAGTGGCTTGCACAAGAAGGAAACACAATGGAGGTGCTCGCCCAAATGAGAGTGCCTTCAGGCAAGTCATTCAAGATCGTAGATGTGGCTGACATTCCATTAGACCGCACATTCCGCAACGCATGGGAGTATTCAGAGTGATCACCATCAACATTGACAAAGCCAAGACCATTGCCCATGATGCTAGACGCACAGCACGATCTGCTGAGTTTGCGCCTTTGGACATCAAGGCAACTATTCCCTCTGAAGCAACAGCGGCAGAAGCGGCAAGACAAGCTGTGCGTGACAAGTACGCCGCCATGCAGACAGCGATTGATGCAGCAACAACAACTGATGAGATCAAGTCTGCAATGCCATGAACGATGTTGAAAAAGAATTCGCTGTGCATGAGGCTGTTTGTGCTGAAAGATACGCCGCAATAGAGAAAGCATTTGTCGAAGGCGACAAGCGCATGACCCGCATTGAGTATCTGCTTTATGTTGTGATTGGTGCGGTGCTCTTAGGACCTGGCTTTGTTGGAACGGTTATCAACAAACTCATAGGCGGGTGAAATTGATCCGATCAGCATCTGTCTGCTTGCGGCTGGATTGGTCAAGAACATCCAAGCTGGCTGCGAGTTGTACAAGCAGGCCAAAGAGTCCTTTGTTGAGATTAAGGCAACGGCTGATGAAGTCATTGCCATTGGCAAAGAGGTTCACGGTTTTTGGAATCAACTGCTGTCGTTCTTTGGCAGCAAACCAAAGCCAGCCGCCACAGCAAAGCCTTTGGCGAAAAAGAAACAAGCCTATGTCGCAGTTGACGAGACTCAGGTCAAGATTGACATTGTCAAAAACCTGACCGATTTTTTCAAGTTACAAGAACAACTGGCCGCGCACATCAGGGAGGAAGAAGAGAAAAGCCAAACTGTCTACGATCCAGATCAAAACTTGATGGAGGCCGCGCTCAAGCGCGTGATGGCACAGCAAGAGATGGACAGGTTGGTCATTCAAATCCGAGAGACGATGGTGTATCAGTCACCGCCAGAGATGGGCGCACTGTACTCCGAGGTCTTCAAGATGCGCGAGGTCATCTCAGAGGAACAGGAAAAGGCTAGACTCAAGGAGGAAGCAAAAAAGCGGGAAGCGGCATGGCTACACAGGCAAGAGGAAAGAAACCTCCAAGCAAAGCTGGCAGCAGTGGTGGCGACTTCTATCTTCCTCCTTTACCTGTGGCTGTGGCTGTGGTTCGTAAGTCATTGGGGGAAGAAATGATTGGCTGGATTGCGGCTTGCGTACTGATTGCCCTGTTGTTGCCTTTGATGGCGGTGCTGTATTTGGATGTCTTGGAAACGAAGAACGAGGCCAAGGCACAGATTGAAAAAGTGGAAAAGTTAAGACGCGAGATTGAGCAAAAGGAAAGGAAAAAAGATGAGTAAGCAGTTGGAACAAAACTCGACATTCAATAAGTTTGACACCGACCATGATGGCGTTGTCACTGATGCTGAGTTGGCAAGGTCTGAGCGCATGATCACCATCGAGAACATGGACAAGATGGCCGATCAACAGCGCATCATGGCATGGGCGGCTTTGGTCTTTCCTCCCGCCATCATTGCATATATGGCCTCTGAGTTGGTGTCGCTGGAGAAGGTCAACGCCTTGAACGGCTTGGCGACCACCTACTGCGCCGCCATGGGTACGATTGTGGTGGCTTTCATGGCGGCACAAGCGTATGTCAGGGGCAAGGCTGAAGGATGAGTATTTTCAACCCTTGGGTGATCCTTGGCTTTGTCTTGGCCATGCTGTCTGCCTTTGGCGGCGGCTACTCCAAGGGCAAGAGTGACGAGTATCAGCGCCAGCAAGTCGAGATTGCGGCACTCAACGCCAAGGCGAGGGAGACTGAGCAAGCCATGTCCAAGGTGGCGCAGACTTATGGTGAGACATTACGAAAGGCGAACAATGCTGCAAAAGCTAAAGAAAACAAGTTGCGGAGTGATCTTAATAATGGCACTTTCAGCCTGCGGATTCCTGTCAAAGCGCCAGCCTGCCCAACCGTATCAGCCACCAGTGATGCCACCCCTGCCAGCGGAAGTGACAGCGGAACAACATCAGCCGAACTTGACCGACAGACTGCTGATGCTCTTATCGCCATCACCGCCGAAGGAGATGCCGCCATCCGAAAACTTAACGCCTGCATCGAAACCTACGAAACCTTGAGGAACATGAAATGAATCTGACAGCCAACTTCAGCCTGCATGAATTAAGCAAATCGGAAACTGCCCTGCGTATGGGCTTTGACAACACGCCTGATGCAGAGGCCACCGAGAATCTGCGTCTGCTGTGCGAGAAGGTTTTGCAGCCAGTGCGTGACCACTATGGCAAAGGCGTGAAGGTGAACTCGGCTTACCGTTCACCAGAGTCAAATGCGGCGGTTGGCGGCTCTAAGACCAGCGACCATTGCAAGGGCATGGCGGCAGACATTGAGATACCTGGCGTGGCCAACGCTGATCTGGCTCAGTGGATCATGGACAACTTAGAGTACACCCAGTTGATCCTTGAGTTCTACACCCCCGGCATCCCCGACAGCGGATGGGTTCATGTCAGCTATGACCCGAACAATTTGAAAAAGCAAGAGTTGACCGCCACCAAGGTTGCCGGAAAAACGACTTACTTGCCAGGCTTGGTGGCGTAATCCATGGCCACAAACCTCGATCAGCAGATCACGACACCAGCGCCACCAAACCTTGGTGCGCCAAGTGATAAATATAACGAGAGGTTTTTTGGCCAATCCTTTGGCGCTTTAAATGCCTACTTCATCAAACTGACCAACCTGTTATCGGCATTGTTTGGACCGCGCGGCGGCAAGTGGCTGAACGCGCCTTATGGTGCGTTTCAGGATTCAACTGATCAAACGGCGGCCAACACGACAACGGCCTATGCCGTCACATTTGACACCACTGACTTCAGCAATGGCATTACCTTGTCGAATTCGTCAAGACTTAATGTGTCTCAGGATGGAATTTACAACTTGCAATTCAGCATTCAATTCAAGAACACCACCAACGACACGCAGGATGTGGATGTCTGGATTCGCAAGAACGGCACAAACATTGACAAATCAAACAGCAGATTTGGCTTGTCAGCCAGAAAATCATCTGGCGACCCGTCTCACCTTATTGCCGCTTTGAATTTTTTCACCAAATTGATGGCCAATGACTATGTGGAGATCATGTGGCGGCCATCAGATGTTGGCGTGTCGATGGAACATTACGCAACAAGCACAACGCCAGACAGACCAGCCGTGCCATCTGTCATCGCCACCATGTCATTCGTGTCCAATTTATCGCAAGAAACAGCATAATTCAGCCATGGCACTCATACCACTCAAAATCCCACCTGGCGTTTACCGAAACGGCACTGAGTATCAGTCTGCCGGACGCTGGTATGACGCAAACCTTGTACGCTGGTTTGAAAACACCTTGCGTCCCATTGGCGGTTGGCGTAAGAAAACAGCAACCCAGATGAGTGGATCGTGCCGTGGATTACTGACATGGCGTGACAATAGTGGCACATCTTGGGCTGCTTTTGGTACACACTCAAAACTGTATGTAATGAGTGGATCGACCTTTGTTTTAAAAGAGATCACGCCAACTGGGTTCTCGGTTGGCATTGCTGATTCAAGCAGCGTTACCGGTTATGGCTATAACACCTATGGATCATTTGCCTATGGTATCCAGCGTCCGGCATCTGACTCATTTTCACCGGCAACTACTTGGAGTCTTGATACATGGGGTGAGTATTTAGTGGGTTGCTCAAACTATGACGGCAAGCTCTACGAGTGGCAGCTAGGATTCACAACGCCAACATTGGCGGCTGTCATCACCAACGCGCCAACTGGCTGCGCTGCCTTGCTGTCCACTGCAGAGAGATTCTTGTTTGCCTTGGGTGCGTCCATCAATCCGCGTTTAGTTAAATGGTCAGATCAAGAGGACAACACGGTATGGACGGCCTCTGCCACCAATCAAGCGGGTGACTTTGAGTTGAATACTAGCGGTTCACTGAAGTGCGGAAAGCGCGTCAGGGGCATCAATCTGCTGTTTACTGATGTCGATGTCCACACCGCGACTTATGTCGGCCTGCCTTATGTTTATCAGTTTGAGCGTGTTGGCGCAGGCTGTGGGGTGATTTCATCTCAGTCGGTGGCCGCCATTGATTCTGCCGCCATGTGGATGTCTCGATCAGGTTTCTGGATGTTTGACGGATATGTCAAGCCAATGCCTTGCGATGTCTCGGACTATGTGTTCAGCAACATGAACTTTAACCAAGCCAGCAAGGTATACGCTGTCCACAATTCAAAGTATGGCGAAGTCTGGTGGTTCTACCCATCAAGCTCAAGCAATGAGAATGACTCTTATGTGGTCTACAACTACCGCGAAGGCCATTGGAACATTGGAACTTTGGGGCGCACTGCTGGCGTTGACCGTGGCGTGTACCTCAATCCCATCATGGTGGACGCATCAGGCTACATCTACGAGCATGAGGTTGGCTATGACTATGACTCAGGCTCGGTCTATGCCGAGTCTGGACCGTATGAGATTGGTGTCGGAGAGAACATCATGTCGGTGCGTCAGGTGATTCCTGACGAGATGACGCTTGGCGAGGTGCAGATCAGTTTCAAATCTCGGATGTATCCGACATCAGCGGAAACGACACACGGCCCATATCCAGCGTCACAGCCCACAGATGCAAGGTTTTCAGGCCGTCAGGTAAAGATTCGGTACACCGGTGCTGTGCTGGAGGATTGGCGCGTTGGCGTGACCAGAGTTGACGCGGTGGCGGCAGGCAAGCGTTGATTGATTGGAAAGAGTTTGAGAGACTGCGCCATCATGTGGCGGCGGCACTAGAATACTCTGGAGGCAGTCACAGTGTTGAGGATATTGCTGAAGGCATCAGGCATGGTCATTTCCAATTTTGGCCGGCTCTTGATTCAGTAATAGTGACAGAGATCATTGTCTACCCGCAGTTAAAGGATTTGCATTTTTTCCTTGCTGGCGGCGACCTAGATGAACTCCGATTGATGCAACCTATCATCGAATCGTGGGGGAAGAGTGAAGGTTGCAGCCGAGTGTCTCTCGCTGGCCGTAAGGGTTGGGAGAGATCATTTTTAAGAGACAGGGGATACGAGCCAAAGTGGTTCGTGATGTGCAAAGACTTATAGGGGTGACTTATGTCTAAGGGTGGAAGAAATCAAACATCAACACAAACAACAATGATTGATCCGGCGGCACGCGCTGCTTATTTATCGAACTTAGATTTAGCGCGTTCTACTGCTGGCGGTCTTGGTGTTCAGCAATTCGCTGGCTTTGATCCTATGTATCAGGCGGCTGAACAAAAGTCCTACGAACTCAGCATGAAACCCTTTGGCGCTGAAGATATTGCGGCGTTCCAAAATCCTTATGAATCTGAAGTTGTTCAGCAGTCATTGCAAGACATTGAGCAATCACGCCAGATGGCGGCTTTGCGTGACGCACAGCAAGCCACTGCCGCCAAAGCCTTTGGCGGTTCGCGTTATGGCGTGCAAGGTGCATTAACCAATGAGGCGGCATTACGCGAAGCAGCACGCACTGCGGCTGATTTGCGATCTGCTGGTTTTGGACAAGCCGCACAGTTGGCGCAAGCCGCACGCGGCATGAATTTGCAAGGATTACAAAACGCCATGAATCTTGGATTAACCCGCCAACAATATGCACAGATGCAGATGGATGCACAACGCAATCTGCCGTTGCAACAGTTAGCCATTCAACAGGCCGCAATGAGCGCACAGCCTGCAAACCTTGGATCGACATCAACCACAAGCCAGCCAATGCAACGCAATGTTGGCTCTGGATTGCTTGGTGGCGCATTGGCTGGTGCAAAGTTGGGATCAATGATTCCAGGTATTGGCACTGGCATTGGTGCAATTGGCGGCGGTCTGCTTGGCGGTTTATTTGGATGAGGTGAAAAATGGCAACTTATGGAATTGATGAACCGATACCAGATTATTTCAATGTGAGTTTGCCGACACCGGCATCAAATGTTGCACCATCATCATTCATGTCAAACCTTGGTGGTTTGCTGTTTGGCGGTGCTGACTCGGGTATGAATGAATATCTGAGCAGAGATCAGCAAAAAGCAATGCAAGAACAGGCATTGATGAGTGCCGCCATGTCTCTGCTGAAGAACAGTGGATGGACAACACAACCTGTTTCAATTGGCCAAGCAATTGGCGGCGCTCTTGAGGCTGGACAGCAAGGCTATCAAGGCGCACAGCAAAATGCAATTCAGCAGATGCTGACAAGGCAAAAACTTGCTGAGATGAAACGCGCTCAGAAGATGCAAGAGGACTACCAAAACTATGTGCTCGGCATGGGTGGCGAATCAGCCGTCACGCCAGAGCAAGCCATTTCAACGCCTGGCATGGCCGCTGGTCCAACAGTAGAGCGTGCCGCGATGATTGGACAGCCTACTGCGCCTACCGCCGCCACTGGTTTAACCAGACAGCAACGCGCATTGCTCGCGGCTTTGCCTGCTGAAAAAGGCATTCCAGAGGCGTTGAAGTTGATGCAGCCACCAGAGATCACAGGCCAAGCATTCAAAGGCGCTGATGGCAAGTATTACTACATGACAAAGCAGGGTCCGATTCCCGCAACCATTGCGCCTGCTGATTTGGCGGCTGAAGAGTTTGGTGCGCCACAACCTCAAGTTGTTGATGGTCAAGTCCGAATGGTGCAGTACAACAAAAAAGGCGAGTCTAGAGTTGTTTCAGGCGCAATGCCTTATGAGCCACAGTCTCAAGATATTCGCGCTGTTGAATACATTCAAGGAAGACCATTGGCGGGTACAGGTGAGGCTGGTATTGGCGCTGTTGGCCAGTACCGTCAGCAGATTGCGCCAAAGACCAGTGTCACTGTACCTGTTGACATGACAGGCGGTCAGAAGGGCTTTGAGAATGAAATGTCGTTGGGCAAATCATTTAGATCAGAGCCTATTTACAAAGACTTCAACGATATGAAGTCTGCATTCAGTCAGGTGGTGTCTTCCTTTAAGCAGGGCACGCCAATTGGTGATGTGGCTGGCGCAACCAAGATAATGAAATTGCTTGATCCTGGCTCTGTTGTGCGTGAGTCTGAACTTGCCATCGCAATGCAAGCTGGCGGCAGATTGGATCGTTTGCAAAATTATTTCAATATGTGGGCATCAGGCGAAAAGCTGACACCTACACAGCGTGATGATTTCCAAGCATTGGCCAATGAGTTGTATGCGGCTGCTGGTCAGGCTTACAACCAAAAGCGTGCCGAGTATGAGAATTTCGGCAGATCGTATGGATTCAAGAATCTTGATACCGCTTTGGGTGTGCCAGCGACTTTGCCGTCAGTTGTCAGAAAGCCACCGGCTGGTGCTCAACAGCGTAAACCATTGTCAGACATCTTTAATAGATAAGGCGCAATCATGGACGGTATAAAACAGCAAATTGATGCGGCTCGAAAAGAGGGCTATAAAGATGACGAGATCATGCAATATCTGTCTCAGATGCCTGATGTTGCGCCAAATATTCAAATGGCTGTTGAAAATAACTACACGCCAAGCGAGGTGCTGAAGTTTCTCTCTGAGCGCAAATCTCCTGCTTACGAGGCTGGCGCAAAGAAATCAGAATTAGAAAAAGGATTCTTGTCAGCAATGCAAGGCCCGACAATGGGTTTGTATGATGAGATTGCTGGTGCTGTTGCCGCACCAATTAAGGCCGTCACAGAAGGCAAGCCACTGACGCAAGCCTATCAAGAACAACGCGATTTGATTCGTGGTGCTGCTGAGTCTTACAGCAAGGCAAATCCATTTCGTTCAATTGGATTGCAAGCAGCGGCATCGTTGCCAACGATGATGGTCAGTGCGCCATCTCGCGTTACGCAAGCCGTGTCAACAGCAGCAAAGCCTGCGATTGAGGCTGTATCTCCAATGCTGTCAAAGGCGATGCAGTACCTGACGCAACCACCTGCACAAGGCCAAGTCATGGGTATGGGTCAGCGTATGGCGCAGGCCGGTGCAAGTGGTGTTGGTTATGGCGGCTTGTATGGACTTGGCGCGTCTGAAGGTGAAACAGTTTCAGATATTGCATCTGATGTTGCAAAGAGTGCCGCCATCAGCGGTGTACTTGGACCAGCCACTCAGCCTGCAATGGCAGTGCTTGGCGCTGGTGGCCGTCAGATTGCCGCCAGAGTTTCACCAGCAAGGGCTGAAACCTATGCACAGCAAAAGGTTGCCGAGGCTTTGCTGCGCGATACGCCACCCGATCTGTTGGCAAGCGCATTAACTATGTCTCAAGCTCGCATGGGCAAGCTCGGTACAGAGGCACGCATTGCTGATGTTGGCGGCGCAAATATGCGTCAGTTGTTGGACACCATCGCAACGTTGCCAGGCGAGACAAAACAAGCCTTAGAGCGTGCCATCAGAGAGCGTCAAGCTGGACGCGCTGGCCGACTTGTTTCTGCTGCTGACGAGGCTTTAGGCACTGCTGGATCACAATTCCAGCAAAGCATTGACAACTTCAGCGAATTGCGCCGCATTGAATCCAGACCGTTCTACAACGCCATTGATCAAGCTGTGGTGAAAGTTGATGAGCCATTGATGAAGTTGCTCAAGCGTTCAGAGAACTTGCAAGGCGCGGCTGAGTTGCTGTATCGGACAAAGACAGGTCAGACTATTGATTTGTCCAAATTACAACCCGGCGAAAGCGTTCCAATGAATGTGTTGGACACTTTGAAGCAGTCACTCTATGACTCTGCTCAAAGTCTCAAGCGGTCAGGAAGCAGCCAACAGGCCAATGCCTATGATGATGTACGCCAAGAATTAATCAGAGCGTTAAGCGATAGATCGCCAAAGATTGGCGGGAAATCTGCTTATGCTCAAGCAATGGAGAAGTGGGCAGGACCATCTCAGATGATGGATGCCGCTGAACTTGGCCGCAAAGCGATGACAGGTGACATCATCAACTTCAAACAGGAATTGCGTGGTTTAACGCAGTCAGAGATGGATGCATTCCGCATTGGTGCTTTGCAGGCTTTACGCCAAAAGACAGGCACAGAGGCTGGACAGACATCATTGCTCAAGATGTGGAAAGAGCCAGCAACGCAAGAAAGACTCAAGGCTGTATTCGGTAACGATTACCGTGAGTTTGCCTCAGCAGTGGCTAAAGAGGCTCGGCTCAAAGGCTTGGAGTCTGCTGGCCGTGGATCGCAAACAGCAGCGCGTGCCGCTGGCATGGCCGATCTTGATGTTGCACCAGTGATGCAGGCTGGTCAGGCGGTTGCCACCGGCAATGTGCCTGGCATGGTGTCATCAGCACAGGGTTTGCTTGGCCGCGTACAGACACCAGAGGCTGTGCGTAATCAGATGGGACGCATCTTGTTGTCACGCGAACAGCAAAAACTGCTTGATCTGTCAGAATCCATTCGCAAGATGAATGAAGCACGCGCTCGCGCTGCTGGCACTGGTGGCTACATCGGCGCTCAAACTGGCGGCTCAATCATTGGATCAAATCTCGCAGGACAGTAAATCATGGCAGACAATCTACAACCCACACCGCGCAATCAATTGCTTGGACTGCTGTCTGATGCCATGTATGGCGGTTTGGATTGGATGAAAGACCCGCGCAGATCGCAGCAGATGCAAGGGTTGGCGGGTCTGCTTGAATCTACTGGCATTCCGAAAACGACAGAGCGCATGGCGTATGGCGAGCCACTCACCAACATTGGCCGCGCCAATGTGCCATTGCTCAAGCCTGAGACTGCCGAGGCAATGATGACTGTTGCGCCACTTGCGCCAGCCGCAGGAAGATTGGCGAGTCGTGCTGTTCGCGCCACTGAGGGTATGCCTGTTGGGATGAGTATTAAGGATGTTTCCTATCGTGGCTCTCATTCAGCACCTGATCCTGACTATGGCGCACCACTGCATGACTTAACTGGTGGCGGTCAGATGTACCCTGCTGATGTGTATTCTGAAAAAGCGGCTCAATATTATGGGAGTGGCAATCGCAGGGCAGACCTTGAAGCATTTAATTTAGCCAAGCGAGTTCGTGGCAATCCTGATGCTGAAGTCACCATGTATCGTGCAGTCCCAAAGAATGCAGATATTTCAGCCATCAATGCTGGTGATTGGGTGACATTAAGCAAGGACTACGCAAAGACTCATGGAGAGTCTGTGCTTGGCAACGATTACAAAATACTTAGCCAAAAAGTAAAGGCAAAAGACCTTTGGACAAATGCAGACTCAATTCAAGAGTTTGGCTATCAACCTCAAGGTCTACTCGACTGATCCATAAAACGCAGCCACCAGCGGATCGCGCCGTGGCTTTAATCTCTTACCTCTTTCACGCGCCAAGCGGAAAGCCTTGTCGTCCAATGACTCACGCGCTCTGAATCGGCGCAGTCTCTCCACAGGTGTCAGCGGTGGCGGTTTGACAGCATCAGTGCCGATGCCATAACGGTACACCGCCACCAGCACATTGCCTGATCTGCGCCACTCTTGAATGTGAACAGTGCCAGCGAGTCGCAGTTTGTTGATCATCTGCTGCGCTGACCTCTCGGTGCAGTAGACCTTGGTGGCCAACTCTGGCGCTGTGCAGGCTGTGCGTTGCAGCAGATCAATTACCTTGGGAAGTCTTGCGGATTTCATGCTCGCGCCTGTCGTGTCTGTCTGCCTCTTCCCTGTCGGTGAACATCTTGCCGCAGATGCTGCAACGGTAGATTTTGCCCACCGTCACAATGGTCTGTCTCTCACCTCGCAGGCCATGTTGCTTGCCAGACATGGTGCGGATTGTTTCAATCATTTCTTTGTGCTCAGTGATCTGGAGTATGCAAAAACTTGTTTCTTTGCGTTGATGTCCTCATTATCCTGTCGTTTCTTGGCGCAATCATCGCCCTGCTTATAGCGTTTGAGTTTGGTGTCTCGCGTCCAGATCGATGGGCCTTTGTAATCGAATGCTGATTTCATGCGTTTCCTCTGGCTCTGATAAGTTCAGCCTCTATTCCAACTTCATTTTCTTGTGCCTCTGGACACATTCTTTTATATACACGTTCACATATCAACGCACAGGCTTCACGTTCTTTGGCGGCTACCAGTTTGGCAAAGGCTTCTATTTCATCTTTGTGTTCATACATGAATCTTCCAAAAAGACCAGCTTTTCTGGCAAGTTCACTGATTTCATCTTGTGTCATTTCTTGTTTTTCCTTGCTTGATATGGATGATGTCCTTGAACTTCTTTTGCTTTCAGTTGTTCTCTGCGTTTAGCACCAATCATTTTGCCAACATTTATCATTTTCAGTTCGGCATCTCTTGTCCAGATTGAGGGTTGACCTTTGTAGTCCCAAGGTGAATTCATAAATTGCGTTCCTTGAGTTTGGCTTCAATGGTTGAATACATTTTTTCAAATATAAAATCGCTTGAAACCTTATTAGCAAACAAATCATATATTTCGTTGAAATCTGATTGCGTCAGCCCCTGCCATGTGCGCTGTGGTGGGTGGATATAGAGAGGCGTTGTATGGAAATGTCCGGTAGTCCAACTTAACCCTGCATCGTTATCCACATCACGAGTGCCCATATCTGCCCAAGCCACAGGCTCTTGGCTTTCCAGCTTTGCAATGGCTTGGCGTAGGGATGTGATGGCTGGCTTAACATCTTCAGAAACTTCCTTCAAAGCGTCTAGTTGACCCTCTCTGTAATCACCAGTGCTTCCCATGACCACTGCTCGACGTTTTACTTTTTCCAACGCCTCAAGCGCCTGTTTCATTGTTTCAATGCTCATAATTTAATGCACTCCATATCTTCCCACTTGCACACAGGTTCTTCCTTGCACTGAATGACAAACCCTTCAATGTCACCATCACCGCCGCAAGACTGCACCTCGTAGCCGTAATCACCGACTTGTACGATTAAGGGCTTGGATGGGTCAATGTTCATGCTGGTATCGTTGCCATCAATCTTGTCCCTTGTCCATGTCTTTGCCGTGTCCATCATGGCTTCCATGACAAACCACATTGAT